ATTGTTGATTGAAAAACGTTAGGGTTTGAAAGTAAGAACTCTTCAGTTCCGCTACTTTGCATACCTGGGTCTACATCTGCAACGCCACCATAACTCATTTCAATAGTTGTGGGATTGTAAAGAAATTGAAAACCGTATCTTTGTATGGATTGACGACTTGATAAAGTAGTGAAATTAGAGTCTGTACCACTAATATAGCTAGCCCTATTTCCTGGAGGAAGCCACGTTTGAATCATGCCTTTACTATTTGTTGTTACAGTATTTTTCCATAAATCCCTTGCGTCGTTAACTTTTCCAGGAGTATTTCCAGACCATATAGAGCTGTCAAATTTATCAGTAGCTCCGCTACCTTGCCAATCAGGGTCTGCTTGATTTACAAAAGACATTCCAGTGTAAAAATAAGCTTCTTTTACTGAAGAAACATTATATTTTACTGTTGAGGAGTATGTAACAGGTGGGGCCTCCGCCACTGCGCCGTCAGTTCCACCACCACCACCACCAGTGGTAGTAGTAGCCTTAGTACCAAACCGCAGTGAAAAGTCACGTTCAAGCCTAGCTTTTTCTCTAGATAATTCAGATTTTTCTAATATTAAGTCAGCTTTAATGTTTTCTACTTCTTGTTTACTAAGGCTTCTTAGCGGCTCATAGCCTGCAGGGGCACCTCGTACGTAGGTATTGGTAGATTTTAACCATGACAATCTATAAATAGTCTTAGGAGTCGCTAGCTGAGTATTGCACTCTTTTATTCTGCTAGTTAACTCATTAATAGAAGCTTGTACTTGGGAAATACGAATCTGTGCGTTTGTTCTTTGACTTGCTAGTTCTGCATTTCTTTCTATTTGTCTAATACTTGGTGTGTAACCTGCTGGAGTGGCCATTATTTACGTCCCATACTAGTAAGAACTGATTCTTCTTCTAATTGTTGTTTTACTAACTTTGCAAATCTTCTAGCTTCGGATTCAGAAGCACTAGCAATAGTTACGTTTATAGTTACTTGTGATTTTGAAGACTTACTAGAAATAGTATTGCCATTAGAGCCAACATTACCAGCAGTGATTCCCGAAGCACCTAAAGGTTCTTCTCCACCACCAATACTAGGTCCATTGTTTTTTAATACTCTAGATAGTTGAATACCCATCATAGCAGACCTACGATTACCACCAATTGAATCTGGAATATCAGCAACAGAACCAGTAGCTAAGCTTCCTAAAGAACCACCAGAACTAGACATAATTAAATCTTTTACGTTAGACGAACCACCAGAAACACCAGACCAACTTGCAGCAATAAAGTTATTTGGAACTACATACCCACCAGATGAGCCAGCTACAATTGCATCATCATCTAGTGAAGAAGGATTGCCTTTTATTCCACCAGAACCATAAGCTGCCCCAACGTAGGCAGATGGATTTACGTGGTTTCCGTTTACACGCAACTCAAAGTGCAAGTGAGGACCAGTAACAAACCCAGTTGCACCACTCAAACCAATTATTTGGCCTTTTACAACTTTATCTCCAACTTTTACATTTATTTTACTCATGTGAGCATACAAGGTAGACTTTCCCCCGCTGTGCTCAATTACCACATACAAACCATAGCTTCTAGCACCACTACCACTTTGAGCAGCCGAAACAACACCGTCCATAACCGCTTTTAAAGGAGTTCCTACTGGCATTGGTACGTCTATGCCCTTGTGGACACGACCACCTTCTCTTTTTTCTCCGTAGTTACCGCTTTGGTTTTTAGAGTTTACTCCTGGTATTGTTGTGCTTCCTTCGCTACCACCAGAAGGAGCGGAGTCAAACATTGACCCAATACTATCACCAAGCTCACCGCCAACGTAACCACCCGCTATTCCACCAACAACTGTTCCAGCAACTGGTGCAGCAAAGCTTCCTGCTATACCTCCTGCAATAGTTCCAAGAGTAGTTCCTATAAACCTTCCAATATTTTGCCCTACTGGACCTCCATTAGAAATATTGTAAGCAGCCTGACCTCCAGATAAGACTGCTCCAGCAATACCCATTCCACGCACAGCTGGGGCCTTAATACCGCTAGGAGCAGGCATTAGGTTTTTACCAATTGTTCCAGGAGCTGCACCTCCCTTACCAGCCATTCCTTGCAGCATTTTAGCTCCACCATACATAGCCAAACCTTGTGTAGCTAAACCACCAAGACCCGCTACACCAGCAGTAAGACCAGCAACTGTTCCGCTGCCTACTTTATCCCCCATAAAGAAATCAATTCCACCCTTTAATTCATAGAACGCATCTGGTAAACCCATTAAAGAATCTTTTAAGGTAATTAACATATCGCTAGCAGTTTCCATACCAGTTATGTAAGAATCTGTAGCACGTTCCATTAACTGATTGTCTTTAGAGTTTTGACGGTACTGCTCTAACATTGGGTTAGAGATTCCTGCTTCTTTATTACGATTTATTGCTTCGCTTATAGCATCAGGGTCTGAAAGGTCCATGTTAATTCCACGAGCTCTATCAATCATGTACTGGGATAACATAGCTTGTTGAGCAGAGTCTAAACCAGAATTTCTAATGTTACTTCCCAGGTTACCTCTACGAAGGGACTCCATTGTTCCTTCAACAGTAGTTTGTCTTCCACCAGTAAACCTGTCGGCTAATTGACTAAATATTTGAGCCTGACCCATAGCTTGTCCAGTTGCAGGATTAGATGTAAACACACCAAAATTTCTCATCATCATGGCTGAAGTAGGGCCTGAAGTTAATCCCTCAATAGCAGACGCTGATACTTCGTTTGACATGTTTAAGTATCTAGCGGCTTGACCAACAGATGTAACTGTTGAACCAAAGGTACTACTTCCAGGTACCATGCCCCTAGTAGTAAGCATTGCGGCAACTGCAGAATCAGAGCCAGGTGAAGTAGAAAAGCCTCCTAAGCCTAAACGAACACTAGACTCTAGTCTTCCGTGGCTCATCATCCCACCAGAAGCAACACCAGCTTGATAAAAGCCACTTCTTCTGGCAATAGTCATACTAAGGTCAGGCATCATTGAAGAGCCTGCAGCAGCTACAGCTCCCAAAGTACCTAGGGCAGTGCCAGCCATTTGCATAGCAGCCCCACCCATGCTGAATGGCTGAGCAACAGTGCTTACGTTAGATAACGAACCACTCATTACTCCGCTAGAGCCTTGGCCACCAGCTTTAAGGTTGCCTACTATGCCATCAATTTGACCTAGCTGACCAAGTATTTTGGCAAGCTTCTCATTGAGGACATCTAAGCTATTCTTCATGTTACTTCCTTATTATCCTGCCTTGATTTTTAGCTATTTCTAGCCAGTTATTTCTTTCTCTAGAAGACATTTCTCTTATACTTTCTAGAGACCATCCTGGGTAACTTATGGTTAAAGCCACCCATTCTGCCATTAAAGTGTCATACGACAAATCATCAGAATCGAAATAGAGTCCCGAGATTAATCGGAACTACCACCTCTCCGCCACAATCTGGGCATGTAGCGGATAGGTCATCAAATTGTGGTCCAGGATTTCTTTTAACAATTTCTTGAAGAATAAGTCTTCTGTCTGCTAATCCAATATTTTGAACTTGTGCTTTACCAAGAACCTGTCTACCTTCAATTTCTAGAACACAATATTCTAAAAGAAGAGTATCTAGTTCAGATGTTGTTTTTTCTGAGTTAGAAGTTAGTTCTCTTTGGGCTTTTCCTTCAGGAAGAGTTACTGTGTACTCAGACTTTCTTCCTTGAATTTTAAACCGTCTATCGCCTAGTGGGTCTTCTAACTTAATAACTTCTATGTCTTTTTCAATATCAACTGACACCAGTTTAGTAGAAGAGCAACCGTTGCAATATGCAGGCATTTCTGCAGTATCTCCAAATGTAGCTCTGTAGATACCTAGCATAATTGCGTCTCGGTCTGCAGTTAGAATTTTATCTAATACATCCTCGGTTGCTTTTACGCCACCAATAGATACTGTTCCCCTATTGAGTGCTACCAACATTGCTTTTGGCAAGTTACTAGACTTTACAATAGCCTCTTCGTCTCTTCCAGTTAGCTCTTTGACTTCGGCGGTCCTGTAGACCTCCCCATCGGGTGTAATGTACCCACCAGGGAGGTCTACAACGACATCCAAAGGAGCTTTAATTCTTACTGGTTCTGGTTCTGAGTTTGTGTTGGAAACAGCTTCTTGAACTAACTTGTTAGCTAGTCCAGGGTTACTTGCTGCATTTAATGTCTTGTTTTCCATATTATTTTCCTTAGTTTGTTATTTAGTCGAAGTCAGGTGCTGAGCCGTCGGCATCTAGGTTTTCAGCCCAGTTGACGTCAAATCCTTCGTGAACAAGAGTTGCTTGCTCAACAAAGATGGCATTGTCACCAGCGTTTAGGTCAGAGTACGATACTGAAGTAATCCAGCAGTTGTACACGTTAAAACGCATAGAAACGTGGTCATCCGCAGCAGTTAACTCTCCAGCGGTAGAACCTCCAGCAGAACCTGGGATTGGGTGTGATAGTACCGCAATCTCTAGGTCAGCACGGAAGCTCTTTCCTTGCACGTTCTTTGCCCCACCCTGGACTGTAGAGAACAAAGTTCTCATCCACTCCCAGTTCTGCTTGGTGTTAAGAATAACGCCTCGCTGAAGGGTAATTGGTGCGAAAGTAGTCTGGCCAGGAATCTGGTGGACTGTGGTGTTGTAGCCACCTTCACGGTAAGGGATAGAGTCAGTTGTTACTGACAAACCCGATACGGAAGTAAAGCCCAACGTCACATCACCCTTGTACCAGGAAGCAGAACCTTCTTCGCTGTGTGGTTTAAATGTAACCAGAAATCTAAAATTTCTGATTGGGTCAGTAGTTAACTGACTTCTGTTGTTAATAATGGTTGGCATTATTCAGTTTCTCCTTTGGTTACGCAGATGTGTTCTGGCTTAGGGTGATTACCACAAACTCAGCAGGATACTGAAGTGCAACACCGACTTCGATGCTAACCTCACTATTCAAAATGTTTGCTTGTGGGTTGTTCTCTGCATCACACTTTACGTAGAATGCCTGAGCTGGGGTATCGCCTCTTAGACCACCTTGATTTAGGTAGCCTGTCAAGAACACTCCAACTGATGAGCGAATTCTCGCCCATAGTTTTGCGTCGTTGTTCTCAAACAGTGCGAACTGGGTTAAGTCGCTCAAGCTCTTCCTTAGGAAGATTAGTGAACGACGAGTATTTACATACTTATTAGCAGTTCCGTCTTGCAGCAAGGTGCGTGCACCCATAGCTACAATTCCAGCACCTGGCAAGTTACGAAGAGCATTTACAGGCTCCCCTGTAACTCCTGCATTTAGTAGGTCTAGTTCAGCAGAAGTAAACTGCTTCTCAACACCCACGGCTCCACGAATAGTTGCGCGAAGGCCAGCTGGAGCCTTGAAAGGACCAGATTGCTTGTCAGTAAAGATGTACAAACCAGCAACTGCACCAGCAGGACCAATTTTACGCAAAGCTGAAGAGCTGCGTCCAAGTGGGTCTGAGATGTAGATGTTTGGGTAGTACACTGCTGCGTGGCTAGATGATGTTCTTGCGCCTGCGTAGGTTATAGCATTTGCAACAGTTAGAGCGGGAGCTCCAGCAGATGTTACCGCCTGGGAAGTGTCTGCAACAACAAACCCGTTATTAGCTTCTGCCCATTCAATCATGGTGTCAATTACATCTGCAGCAGAAGTAATTCCTTGAGCGTTAATTTCTGGTGCAAATAGCACTAGAGGACGGTCTACTACGCTGAAGTCAGCAACAGCTGCTTCATAATTAGTTGATAGTGGAGCGTCTCCGTCTGCTCCCCCAGTTAGAGGAACTCTGGAATAAGACGGAACTAAACTAGCATTTGTAGCATTTACGTCAATGTTTACATACTGAGAATTTCCGTTAACAATAGTCTCAATAAAATCACTAGAGTTAGCATCACTAAATACAACATTGCTAAATTGCTCAACAATAATGTCATTAGAAGCTACGCTGTCAGATGCTGACGCTCCACCCTCTAAATAGACAGTAAAGTTATAGTAACCAGCACGATTAGTTGCTGAAACTTGAACTCTAATTAGGTTTGCTTCACTACCGCGATTCTTTGAGTCTACAGTTGCAACCAAAGAGCTTGCAGAGACAATTTCTCCGTCTGCTCCTGTAGTTCCAGCAGTTGAAGATAGTACACGTCGAACGTACAGTTCACTTCCACCATTCTGGAAGAAAGAACCAACACCGAATGTAGCAGGATACAAGTTGTTGTATCCTCCGAACTTCTGAACGAAGTCATACCAAGAAGTAACCAAGGTTACTGTCTCAGGTCCCTTTGCAAACTTTCCGATACAAGCACCTGCAGCATTTGCAGTTGCGGTAGCGGCAAGTGGCGCAGGAAGTAAGCGTTCACTAACGTAAACGCCTGGACGACCGTATATAGTCATCTATTTCTCCTTACTAATAGGTTATTAACTAGGGGTTCCGAATTATGCTGAAATAGTAACGTCTTCAAACCCATCAAATGTATCATTCGAGAAGCCATCCAAACGTACCGTGAGTACCTTGTATAGTTGTTTAAACAATCCTTGAGGAATCTCGGATGAGATTCTTACAGTGATTGCGTTTACAAACAGACGCTTTGCCTGTTCGGTGACGTCGCGTTTTGCAACATCTAACACATCAAGACGACGAACAGTGTTGTCGTCGCAATTTAATGTGCCAAATCTAAATGGTAACCTGTCATACAAAATCTTTGCTAAAAGCTCACGGTCTTGTCTTGGGTGACGAGAATACGTGGTTATTTGATAGTCAAGATTTACTGGAATTGGAGTGTCCATTTCCCAAGCCTCTATCACGGCGTTATCAGCTATTCCTGCTTTAATCCTAGCTTCTTCTTCTAAATAGCTGGCGCTAACTTTACCGCGCATTTCTCGCATGGAGTCTTTTTGAATATCAATCATGTCAATAGTTATGTAGGGGTAATTCTGGTTAGCAATTTCTTGGTCAGGCTGTCCAAACCAAACACCCACTGGTCTAACAGTATTGCTGTTTTCAGATTTTTGGTCAGAAACTGTTAAGTTCCGCAGCAAAACACGGAGGGCTTTATCCTCAGTTAGCATAAAAGTCATAGTTTCCACCCCAACTCTTTTTCTAGGGCTTTAACTATAGAGTTTTGAGAACTAGTAGTGTTGTTAGCAAATTTTCTAACAGCAGCGGTAGGGCGTGAGCGACTAGTACCATATTCTAGGTCTAGGGCCTCATTGTTTAGCTTTGCGGATACAGATACTTCATATCTATCTTTTTTAAACACAACCTCGGTTGCGTAAGCCACATCCTCTGACCAACCATTTTGAATTGCGTTTTTACGTACATCAAACGTCATTAGGTTAGCTGCATTTTTGGCTGCTTTACGTGCGGAAGGTACA